CTCAGCCTACTAAAGACATTAACATGCCGGATTGTGAAGTTGTACTTGATATCTCATCTGATAATTTAGATAAGATTCGAAAAGCAGCTGCAGTTCTTGGTCATTCTGAATTAAGTTTTAAAAGCGACGGCGGCAGTGTAGTGGCTTGCGTATTTAATGAAAAAGACGCTACAGCAAATACTTTTGATATTGACCTAGGTACAACATCAGAAGAAACCTTTAATTACGTATTTAGTATTTCTAATTTGAAAATGCTACAAGGTGATTACAAGGTATCGATTTCATCTAAGCTAATCTCTAATTGGAGAAACGCTGATAATCCTTTGGATTATTTTATTGCTTTAGAGAAATCATCAAGTTTCGGTGTATAAATAACTATACACAAAAAAGAATTAACCTTGTTATGTTTATATAATAAGGATAATGTGGAGATTGCTGAATTATCGGGATCTCTTAAATTAGTCTAAACCCGGAGAAATACTATGACTGAATTACAAGATAAAGTCCTTCCACAAGAAGGCACAGAGGAGCAACAAGCTCCAAACCTATCCTTACAGGATATCTCAACTTTCGTACAGATTATCGATATCTGTTCTAAAAGAGGTGGTTTTGAAGGACAAGAAATGGAAGCTATTGGTGGCTTACGAAACAGAACAGTAGCATTTCTAAATGCTGCATCTGCAGAGCAAGGCGAGAAAGCTCCAGAAGGTATGGTACCAGCAGGCGCTGATCTTCCGGAAGAAGTTGAAGGCGATATCGTCTAATACTGAATTAGCTTATCGCGGAGGTAGCTCCTCCGCATTTTTATTAATTTTATTATGAAGGATATATTATGGATCGCAATGAATGTGCTCGTTTAATCGAAGCATTACAAAAAGGTACTGTTACAGTAACCTTTCAAAAGATTGACTCAGGTGAAGTACGAGTCATGCCATGTACTCTCAACGAAAAACTGTTATTAGCTAACGATCAAAAAACTGAAATTAAATCAATTAGTCCAGACAGCGCGCATTTGGCTGTATGGTCTATTGACAAAGACGCTTGGCGATCATTTAGAGTTTCAACTGTTCTTGGTTGGGAGGTACTTTAATGTCAGAGTTTCTTTGGGTTGAAAAATATCGTCCACAAAAAATTCAAGATTGTATATTACCTAAACACATAAAATCAACCTTTGAAGATATTGTTAGAGGAGGTGACCTACACAATATGCTTCTTACCGGCACAGCCGGTCTTGGTAAAACTACAGTCGCGAAAGCTTTATGTAACGAACTTGATTTAGACTTTCTCTTAATCAATGGATCTGAAGAGTCTGGTATTGATACATTGCGTAATAAAATTAAGCAGTTTGCGTCTTCTGTTTCTCTCCAGGGTGGCTACAAAGTAGTCATCTTGGACGAGGCGGATTACCTAAACGCTCAATCAACACAACCAGCATTACGTGGTTTTATTGAAGAGTTTAGTAATAACTGCAGATTTATTCTTACATGTAATTTTAAAAATCGTATCATTGAACCACTACATTCTCGTTGTACTACAATCGAGTTTAACGTTTCTAAAAAGGACGCAGCACCACTATGTGGGCAGTTTCTCAAACGATGTACTAACATTCTAAAAGATGAAGGTATTAGTTATGACGAAAAGGTAGTTGCTGAATTGATTATGAAACACATGCCAGATTGGCGTAAAGTTCTTAACGAACTTCAGCGTTATGGCAGTAGTGGTAATATTGATACTGGCATTCTTGTATCTTTATCTGAAGTTTCTCTTAATGATCTTATGATCCACTTAAAAGAAAAGAACTTTAAAGGTATGAGACAATGGGTAAGTAATAATATTGATTCTGAACCAGCAGCAATTTATCGTAAAATTTATGATAATATGAATGACTATATTGATCCACAAAGTATACCTCAATTGGTACTTATTTTGGCTGATTATCAATATAAGAATTCATTCGTTGCTGATCATGAACTTAATACTGTTGCTTGTCTTACTGAAATAATGGCTGGGGTTTCGTTCAAATGAACCCTTTTGAATATTTAAATGCCATTAACACAACCAAAAAGGATTTGATGGTTGATGATGTATCAGAAAAAGCGTACAGTCCATTTATGGTAAACCGTGGACTGTCGTATTTTCCTGATACAATCCTCTACGCAAATGAGATGAATTTGAATCATCACATTGACAGTCGTCTTCAGTTCGATTTTCTTATAAATATAATTAAGAAGAAACGAAGGTTTTCAAAATGGGCTAAGCCTATGAATATAGAAAACCTAGAGCTGATAAAAGAATATTATGGATATAGCAATGAAAAAGCTAAATCTGTTCTGTCATTACTAAACGATGATCAAATTAACGAATTGAAGACGAGGATTTACAAAGGTGGAAAACGAAAATAACGCAGAAGTCCAATGGACTCCAGTATCTATGCTAGAAATTACTCTTAATGAACCTGATGATTTTTTAAAGATTAGAGAAACATTAACGCGAATTGGAGTAGCTTCTAGAAAAGATCAAAAGCTATATCAGTCATGTCACATTTTGCACAAACAAGGTAGATACTTTATTGTGCATTTCAAAGAACTGTTTTTATTAGATGGTAAACCTTCTAATTTATTGCTTAATGATATTCAACGTAGAAATACAATTGCTACGCTACTATCAGACTGGGGACTAGTTACTTTCGTTACTCCAGACCAAGCAAAGGATATTGCGCCATTACGACAAATTAAAGTTATTCCCTATAAGGAAAAATCTGAATGGACTCTATGTCCTAAGTATAATATAGGAAATAATAATAATAATGGAAAAGAAAATTATGAAGTCCGGAAGGATTAATAAAATTTGTAATAAATATTTATAAACGGACATAAAATGTCGTATAAATAATAGTGGATGCCGAATTGGTCGGGTCCATTTTTTAACCTTGCTACATGTAGGAGGAAACACACATGGTAAGAAATACTACTATGAACGTACCGCGTTCACTATTTATTGGGTTTGAGCCCATACTAAATGAACTTGAGAGAATCCACTCTGCTGGAAGATCACAAGACAATTATCCACCCCACAACGTTGTAAAAATCGATAATGAACATTTCATTATTGAATTGGCTGTTGCTGGATTTACGAATGATGATATTAGCATCGAAGTAAAGGATGGAATTCTATTAGTTAAAGGCGAAAGCTCTAGTGATGATCGTGAATACGCACACAAAGGTATATCATCCCGCAAGTTCGAGAAGTCCTTCCGACTCTCCGAATTTGTTGTAATAGGCGGGGCTGATCTTGTGAATGGGATACTTGTGGTTAACGCCAGAGTCGAAGTTCCAGAAGAGAGGCGTCCTCGGAAGATCGAAATCGGATCGACTGGGACATCAACGAAGAAGGGTTTACTCAATGAGTAATTCCGGTGAGCAGCGAAAACCCAGTGGGTTGTAATAAACTATCTACTGGAGTCAAACTATGGGTTACATACGTAAGCACAAGCATGGCATTAGATCTGGATTCGAAGCAACTGTAATAATGGCGTTTATATTCTCTATATGCCCCACTATTGTGATACTTGCTTCGAGTGCATATTATCTATAAGCCACTTTAAATAAGACGGGAGGGAGTGATCCTTCCCAACTTTTTAAAAATAAACCTTTACATTATGTCCAAACTATGATATAATATACTCTATTATTCGATATGGTTATACTATGAAATTTTACACATCTATCTCACGCTATGGTAATAATCTTCTTTACAGAGGTTATAGCAATGGCAAAAAAATTCAAACAAAAATTAAGTACAAACCGACGTTTTATGTCAATACACCTAATACTACACCATTTAAAGCTTTAGATGGTACAAAAGTTGCGCCTATCAAATTTGAAGATATGCGTGAAGCTAAAGATTGGCTAGCAACAAACCAACATACTGCTGGCCGACATATTTACGGTAACAACAAACATATTCCAGCGTATATCAATGATGCATTCCCTGGCAATATTAAGTTTGATCGTAACCTTATTAACGTAACAACAATCGATATTGAAGTACAATCAGATGCTGGCTTTCCTGAACCAGAACATGCAGCTCATGAAGTAACAGCAATCTGTATGAAAAACAATATTGATAACACATTCTATGTCTGGGGTCTTAAAGACTATGACGTAGAAAAAACATACATGACAGAAAATCGTGTAGTATACGAAAAGTGTATGACCGAATCAGAACTTCTATTAAAATTCATTGCTCATTGGTCTTTACCATCTCAATGCCCAGATGTTATTACTGGTTGGAATTCACGATTCTTTGATATACCATACCTTGTTAATCGCATTATTAAAATCCATGGTGAAGAGTTTGTTCGTAGATTATCTCCCTGGGGTTTGATTGATCGCCGTGATGTCAATACAATGCAGCGTAAACAGTGCGCTTATGAAATTCAAGGTATCGCTCAAATGGATTACCTTGATCTATTTCGTAAATTTGGTTACTCGTATGGTCCACAGGAATCATATAAGCTTGATAATATTGCTCACGTAGTACTTGGAGAACGTAAGCTTTCTTATGAAGAATATGGTAACCTTCACACTCTTTACATACACGATCATCAAAAGTTTATTGACTACAACATTAAAGACGTAGACTTAGTAGATCGTTTCGAAGATAAGATGGGTCTTATTACATTAGCTCTTACTATGGCTTATCGTGGTGGTGTTAACTATGGCGATGTTATGGGTACGACTGCTATATGGGATTCTATTATCTTTCGTAATCTACATGCAAATAACGTTATTGTTCCATTTGCCGAAGAAAAGTTTAAATCACCATATCCAGGTGGCTTTGTAAAAGATCCACACGTTGGAATGCACGAATGGGTTGTTTCTTTTGATTTGAACTCACTGTATCCATCAATCATTATGCAAAATAATATGTCTCCTGAAACTATTATTAATGGTAAAGTTGCTAATGTTACTGTTGATAGTCTTCTAAGTGGGGATGTTAAACCTAAGCTTGAAACTAATGAATGTGCTTCAGCGTCTGGTCAGTATTTTACTACTGATGAACAAGGCATCTTACCAAAAATCATTGACGAAATGTACAGTGAACGTGTTGTAATCAAACGTGCAATGATCAATGGGCAAAAAGAACTTGAAAAGGTTGACAAAAATAACAAACAAGAATTGTATCGAGTTCAACGCGATATCAACATTGCAGAAAATCAACAAATGTCTATTAAGATTCTTCTAAACAGTCTTTATGGCGCACTTGGCAACAAGTACTTTAGATTCTTTGATCAACGTATTGCTGAAGGTATTACTTTGTCTGGCCAGCTTACTATTCGTTGGGCTGAAAAGGCTATCAACGAATATCTCAATAAGATTCTTAAAACTAAAAAAGACTATGTTATTGCTATCGATACAGATTCTGTTTACGTAGTACTTGATGATCTTGTTAAAGCTGTTAGTCCTAATAATCCATTGGAATTTATCGATACTGTTTGTAAGGAAAAGCTTGAAACTGTTCTTGAAGAAAGCTATGCTGATTTGTTTAAAGTTATGGGTGGTATCGAAAACAGAATGGTTATGAAACGTGAAGCAATTGCCGATCGCGGTATCTGGACAGCAAAGAAAAGGTATATCCTAAACGTTCTTGATAACGAAGGTGTTCGATACGCTGAACCCAAGCTTAAAATTATGGGTATCGAAGCTATTAAGTCTTCTACACCAGCTCCATGTCGTACAGCTCTTAAGCAAATGTTTAGGACAATAATTAGTGGTTCTGAATTAAAGGTCCAACAAGATATTGAAACCTTTAGAACGTACTTTAAAACTCTGCCACCTGATGAGATTGCGTTTCCACGAGGTATAACTAATCTTACAAACTATATGGATAATCAAAGGATATACAAAAAGGGTACGCCAATACATGCTCGTGGTAGTATCATGTATAACAAAATGCTTGTAGACAAATCGCTTACAAAGCAATATAATAAGATTCAGAATGGCGAAAAGATTAAGTTTATCTATCTTCGAACACCTAATCATATGAAGGAGAACGTAATATCTTTCCTTGATTATTTGCCTGAAGAGTTTGGTCTACATCGCTATATTGATTATGACACTCAGTTTGATAAAACATTCTTAGGTGTTATTGATCCAATACTTCAAGCTGTTGGTTGGAACTCAAAAGACATAGCAACGCTTGATGAATTCTTTTAAAATAAACCTTTACATTCAACCAAAAGTATGATATAATATAACTATTATGACAGGAGATACAAATGACAATTAAACTATTAAGACTTACTTCAGGCGAAGAAATCATCGTAACTATTACTGGCTCATCGCCTGATGCGACTACGTTTGAAAAGCCAGTAGCATTATATGCTGCTGAAGAAGGTAAACTAGGCTTTATGCCTTATATACCATACACAAAGGCTGAAGATGGACTAACTATTAAATCAGAACATATCGTATTTGAAGTTGATCCAATTAGTGAAGTACTAGATCAATACAAATCTGCTACTAGTGTTATTCAAGTTACACAACCACAAGGTATTATTTTATGAGCTGGGTAGAAGATATTAAAGACATGCATGCTAAGTATGGTGTACATGAATGGGTTAAAAACAATCCAGAAAAACTGGAACAGCTACTACATTTTCGTGTAGCATTCCTTAAAGAAGAGTTTGATGAAACATTTAAAGCTACTGGTGAGAAAGACGCTGAAGAAATAGTTGATGGTCTTATTGATCTATGTGTAGTTGCTATTGGAACACTTGATGTTATGGGTATCGATGCTAATGAAGCTTGGCATAACGTTCACAAAGCTAATATGGCAAAGAACGTTGGCGTAAAAGAATCACGTCCAAATCCACTAGGTCTTCCTGATTTAGTTAAACCCGAAGGCTGGAAAGCTCCTGACCACACCGGTAATCATGGTCTTTTAGTAAATTTATAATATGAGTTAATAATGGTATCTCTGACAATATTTGATAGTATCTATGATAACAAAACTGTTAAAAGAATTGATTATAAGTCTTTTGATGATTTTGAAAAGGTATTATACCGTTTGGCAGATGGTGATAAGTATCAAAAGAAAACTGATGCTCCTTTAATATCACCAGCCACATATAAGACCGAAACCACTCGAGCTAACGTTAATGTTGTTAGTTGGGGCGGTTTCGGCATTGTTGATGTCGATGACTATGACGGATCTATTGAAGATATACATGAAAAGTATTCAAAATATAAATATGTTTGTTATTCAACAGCAAGTTCAACTAAAGAACATCCAAAATTTAGATTAGTATTCCCATTGACTGAATCAGTTGATGCAGATAAGATTAAACATTTTTGGTTCGCATTAAATAAAGAGATAGGAGATATCGCAGATGCACAAACAAAAGATCTTAGTAGAATGTACTATGTCCCTTCAAGGTATAAAAATGCCTACAATTTTATATTCACACACGATGGACTCGTCATGGATCCAAACAAACTTATGGAACAACACCGATACGTCGTATCAAATGAATCGTTTTTCGATAAGTTACCAGAAGCAATTAGGAACGGACTTGTTGAACACAGAAAAAACCAACTCAACAACACTAATTTTTCATGGACTGGATACAAAGACTGCCCTTTTGTAAATAAAAGACAGGTAGAAGAATACAAAGGTATTACTGGCTCAGGTTGGTATTTACAGATGTACAAAATTATGGTGTCAACTGCAGGTAATGCAATGCAACGAGGTTATCCAATCTCGGCTCGCGAAGTTGCTTGGATTTGTTCAGACTTGGACAATGAAACCGGTGGTTGGTATGGTAAGCGTGATATGACTAAAGAAGCTGAAAGAGCAATTGATTTTGTCTTTCGAAATAATATATAGGAGAACAAAATGGGTATTAAAATGTTAGGCAGTAAAGTTCTAGTAACAGCTGTAGAAAAAGAGCAAACAACTTCAGGTGGTATTATTCTTACTGCCGATACAACTAAAGGATCTAAGCCAGGTTTAGTTTTGGCTGTTGGACCATTGGCTATCGATGAAGTTCAATCAGGTCAAAGAGTATTTCTTGATTGGAATAAAGCTATGCCGGTCGATTATGAAGGCGAAGCTGCAGCGATTATCGACCTTGATTGGATTAAAGCTGTGATTTCGTAATGTATACATATAAAGCACATGAAGGTTAAATTATGAAAGACCAATTAAAAGAACTACTACAACATTCTGTCGTTATTGATAAGGGTGTTGTAGATCGTAGAACTAAGTGGATGGCTAATGGTATTATATTAAACAAAGATAATAATAATGATACTAGAACTGATGAAAAAATCTACATAGACACTTTAAGTGGAGTTATTTGTGAAGTTGGAGTTGCTATGTTATGTGGTAGTTTAAACGAACAAGTATTTGATCATAAGACTAGGGATACATATGCGTGGGACGTATGGAGTAGACTAAAGCTTAAAAACCGGTTAGAAGTTAAACTGCACAAAGAAGAATGGTATACGTTCTATCCAAAGAAAGTCAAGACTATGATAAAGAATATCGAACATCATGCTTTTGATTATCTAGTTACTGCTAATTACATTGAAGAAGACGATTACTATGTAGTAACACCTAGGCTCATTATCGAACCTAAAACCTTTAAATTCTACTCAACACGATCTCAGTATGCTGAATCTAAGACGTCATACTACAATCATCGAGCGGCAGTTTCAGATGGCGAATGCATTAAATTATTTTAAAATAAGTGAAATAAACGTTTACATTATGACTAAACTATGTTATAATATACTATATTATTTAAAAGGATAGCTTAATGGCTAAATTTGATGAAGATAAAACTCCGTTCGGCTTAGTTCCACCTGAAGCATTAGCTCAAATCGCTGATGTTCTAGGCTTTGGTGCTGAAAAGTATGGTGTCAACAATTGGCGAGTCGATGGTGATTCAACAAGCTGGGTAAGAACATATTCATCTGTACAGCGCCATTTAAACGCGTGGCATGGTGGTGAAGATATAGATCCAGAATCTGGTTTGTCTCACTTAGCTCATGCAGCAACACAAATTATGATTCTTATGACTCATGCAATTGAACATCCTGAAGTAGATGATAGGTACATTAAATGAACATAGCAGATATTAGAAACCACTTTATTATAGAATTAATTAATGAAAACTATACTACTGATCGTAATGGTAGTAAGACTATTGAGTTACTTGGCGCATCGTTTATTGCAAATGAAGAGGCTATATTCGGCACTCCAAATCGTGATTACATCGAAAGCGAACTTGAATGGTATGAATCAGAATCTACAAACATTAATGATATCTATGGAACTGGCTTTGATGATAAAAAACCACCGCAAGCATGGCGAATGACTGCAAATCAACATGGTGAAATCAATTCTAATTATGGTCATCTAATCTATAGTGATAAATATCACACGCAGTATGATCAAGTTCTTATTGAGTTAACTAATAATCCTGATTCTCGTAGAGCTTCAATGATCTATACTCGTCCATCTATTTGGATTGAGTATAACGAAAATGGTAAGAATGATTTTATCTGTACTAACTCAGTCACATATTACATTCGTGATCATGCTTTACATTGTGTTGTTCAAATGCGTTCTAATGATGTTATCTTTGGATATCGAAATGATTACGCTTGGCAGGACTATGTTCTTCGCCACCTAGCAAACGATCTTTCTATTGATCCTGGTGATATCCATTGGCAAGTACAAAATTTACATGTCTATGAACGACATTTTGATATGGTAAAATCGTGAGTTGGGATATATCAAAAACTTATAAATGGGATAAGCGCTATATTAATTTAGCCGCTCATATTGCTAAATGGTCAAAAGATCCATCACGAAAGATTGGAGCTGTTGCAGTGGGATCTAAAGGTCAAGTTCTTTCTCAAGGGTATAATGGATTTCCACGTGGAATCTCAGATGACGATAATATGTATCAAAATAAAGTAACTAAGTATCAACGTGTAGTACATGCTGAAATGAATTGCATATATAATGCAACGTACAATGGAACATCATTAGATGGAGCTACGTTATACATACATGGATTACCGGTTTGTTCTGAATGCGCTAAGGGTATTATACAAGTTGGTATTAAACGAGTTGTAACAAAAGAAATAGATGATTCAATGCCAGAACGCTGGGTTGAATCAACGCAATTAACTAAACAAATGTTTGAAGAATCTGGAGTAACGTATGACTTTATCTAAATATGATCGATTTGACTTAGAACAAGCTATCATGGTTGCATGGAATACATGCGAAGATATTGATTTGATTTATCACAACACTGATAATTTGAATTTAAATGCTAAGGATTGTGATAACTTACAAAACCAACTATTAGGTTTAAAGCATATCACTGAACTACGCTTTGAAAAGATGTGGCATATTTTTGAAGAGCTTATACGTCGCCAAAAACTTGAAGTTTCTTCAGATCCTTCATATGATACTATTGACGAAGAATATATGTCTATGCTTAATGATATAGATAAAATTAAAATTTAGTAAAATAACTTAATGCGCTCATAGCTCAGCTGGATAGAGCATCGGCCTTCTAAGCCGAGGGTCTCAGGTTCGAATCCTGATGGGCGTACCAAAATAACAAAGGTAATGATTATGAATTTATTAACAGACGAAAATGGTGAACAATTTATAAAAATGGATATGAATCAAGATTTTGTTGATGATCTATTTTTAGCAAGATTAAACATTTCTATAGAAGATCTAGAAGAATATATGCAGAACCCTGAAGCTGCTCATCCTGAAGATCTTAAAGTTTACACTGAACAACTTGCAGCACATCGCAAACTTCTTGAGTGGTATGATACACCAAAGTAATTTTACATAGGTCCTATTGCCTTAATCAATAGGTGGTGCACTCGGTCCTTGAGTTTCATTCCTCAAGAAAAATAATTGAATGAATGGTGCCCAGGAGAAACGGTGAATAGAATTAGTATATTATTATTAAGAGCTTTATTACTAATATGGTTGTCATTTTCTGTAAAGAATACTGATGATTTATATGGTGTAAGGTATAGTATGAGAAGTTTTGATGAATGCAGGAGAGTAGTAAAATGCTTTACATAGATTATAAATTTGAAATCAACGAAGCTGGTTTAACATTTACCAATATTGACACTGCGCTAGAACCAAACAGTCAAATAAAAGTAGAAAATACGCCATTTAAAATTGGCGATACTTTTGTCCTAACTCAAAAAGCAAATGACTGTATGTTCTTTCGAAGAGTTGATCGAAGAGAATCATAATGAAACCGGTAAAAAATAAGAAAACTTTAGATTGGTACGTCAAGTGGGTAGCTTCAATCTTTGTTTTATCTGCTATGTCTATTAGAGGAGTTGATGGCCTACAATTTGTAGATCTATCTTTGTCTGCTATTGGAATTATGTTATGGTTATGGGTGTCTATTCTCTGGCAAGATAGAGCTCTTATATTACTTAATGGTATTGGATTGATATTTTTATTAAATAATATTGCATCTTCCCTTTACATTTGATCAAAAATGTGTTATAATATACCTTATAACTACTTATGTAAATTAACTAACCGTGAGCTACTCTGATTAAAACCCAGCCAACCTCACGTAAATAAACTGAAATAAAAGGAAACAAAAAAATGTCTAAAATTAATATCGCAATCGCCGGCGTCGGCAACTGTTCATCAGCACTTGTTCAAGGTGTTCAATACTATAACGAAAATCCAGAAGATACAATTGGTCTAATGTTTGAAGACATTGGTGGATATTCAGCTCCAAACTTTAACTTTGTAGTTGGGTTTGATGTTGATGCTCGTAAAGTCGGACAACGATTAAATAAAGCAATTTATGCAGAACCAAATTGTAACATGGAAGTATTTCCTCCAGGTCATGATATGAGCTGTATTGCTAATGAGTCAATTGTATATCGTTCACCTACGTTGGATGGTATCGCACCTCACATGCATGATCTCGATAAAGCTATTACGTTTGTTGAAGATACAGCAACAACTCCAATTACTGCTTCTAAATACCGTGATATTCTTAAAGCTCGTAATGTTGATGTCCTACTT